TAGTGCGGCAAGAGCTTCGCTCTGTGTCGCGTAGTCTTTTGTTGGCCCACAGTCAAGGTCAAGAAAGAATGATCTAAGTTGTTTTACGTTGGGTGCCTTACGAGACCCAGCTTGGTCAAAAGTGCCCAACGCAAAATAAGCGTCATACCCTTCAGCATCTAAATTGTGAGCAGCATGGATTGCGGCATCAAGGTTGTCGTAGAACTTCTGCACCTTGCGTTCATCGGATAGCCGATAGGCAAATATGCAGTAATACCCTTCATCCCCCAGTACCGACTCCAGAAATTTTTTTGTTTCCATAGCCGCCAGTTGTTAGAGTGAATGAGATAACCGAAAAGAAAGGGTGGGGAGCGACCCCACCCTAAAACAAATCAGTCGTCCCAGTCTCCAACAATATCGCTCAACTCAGACTTCGGCTCAGCGGCAGGTGCGGCTTTCTTGGTCACCTTGATTGGCTCAGGCACTTCTTCAGCCTCAACCTTCTCAGCTTTCGGCGCAGTCTTGGCAACGATCTTCTCGTATGCAGGTGCGTCTTCTTGCTTGGTCAATTCACCCATCGGCAACGTACCCTTTGGCTCAGGAATCACGCCGTCCATTTGCGACACGTTCAGGGTGATTGCCTTGATGGTGTCAGGATGGTTTTGCAACTTGACTGCAACCTTGAGTTCTTCTTCCTCCAGTGCACGCACGGGGCTGAACACAAGTTTAGGAGTGGCGCTGTCAATGTCAAAACGCATCTCGGTCACAATGGAAATCGCAGGAGTGTTGTACGCCTTGAGGTGACGACCATAGGCTTGCAGTGGCATCTTCTTACCCTCTGCATCACCGAACACAGATGTTGATGGCAGTGTGATCTGATACACGGCTTCTTTATGCAACTCACCATCGAGCGCCACGGCTATACGCTGTTGGAAACGGCAAGCGCGTGTGTCGCCTTGACCGGAGCCCTTGATGTGTTGCTTGCAGTCTTTGCAGAACTTGGCTTGACGCTGATCTTCGGGCACTGCCTTGTCAGGGGTTTGCGTGTCGCTTGACCAGCACGTGGGCTTGGTCTTGGCACCCTTGACGTAGGTGCCTTCAAAGAACATACGCGACACAGGTGCGGCGTTGATCAGGATGACTTTCATTGAGCGTTCTTCGCTCACACGAACTTCTTTGCCACCAACATACTCGCGGAATGCACCGCCTTCAATGCTGATGCGCTTGTTGCCACTACCGCCACCCGCAAGGGTACTTGTCAGGCTGTCTTCTACTCCGCTCAAGAGGGCGAGGGCGGCGTTGTTGGGTTTTCCAAACAGGGTCATTTCGTTACTCATTTTCGTTTCTCCAGTTAAATATCTTCGTCAGGGTTGTTGAATGCCAATTCAAGTTGAACAGGCAGTTTGGGGTCTACGGCTTTTGGTGCTTCCGGTTCGTCCTTGGGTACGCTTGAAAGGGCTTTGACCACCGCAGGTACGTTGAAGCGGTAGGTGTTACCGATCTTCAGATACGTGTCTTTGGGGATGTAGCCCTGTCGCACCCATGCACGAACAGTCGATACCGAAACCGTAAACTGTTTGGCCAAGTCTTCGATTGGCACAAATGGTTCACTCATTACTTTCTCCTTACGGTTATGGTGTATTCGCTATCCACATTGAGTCCCGGTGGTAACGTGTCAGGATTGGCCTCAAGGAACTCTTTGAGGTTGGTTTGATGTATGCGCTCATGCAGTAACTGCGGCGCATTGTGCTCAACGATGAACTTGTGCATCGACTCCCAGTCGTTTGTCCAATAGTTCACCTTGACGGTGCGATAGAACAAGCCTTCGCCTGTGCGTACGCTGTCTACGTTTTGCTCTTTACAGAAACCCAAGAGGGCAGACTTTACTTTGTCCATCTGACCCTTGAGCTTCTTCTCCTCGGTCTCGTAGGCTACACGCATCTCGTCGTGCTTGGCCTTCATCTTCAGGTACACCCTGACCAGCTTCTCGGGCGGTAAGGCAGGGGTTTCTGTGGGGGTGTCGGTTGGCTCAGTCATTATTGATTTCCTCGTTGAGTTTTTGATGGGCGATGGCAAGTCCGTAGGCTTGCTTGGTTTGGTCGAGAAAGTTCTCGAACGGCACCCCATGCTCCACTGCCGCCAAAGCATAGACTTCAGCCAATGCGGTCAGCAGAATCGGTGTGGTGAGTTCTCGCTCGGCATGCACCTTGCGAATACCCTGCATGATGGCAGTCTTGAGGTCTGTCATCGTGCGAACCGACTTCATCAGTTCCTCAGCGCGGCGCTGTTTATAGTCAGGATTCTCTGTCACTTCGTTCTCCGTTTGTTGTTGGGGTTTTTATTATAGTGGCGTTTTACCGATTATTCAAGTATTTCTTTGTAAAGATCAACTATTTTTGAGTGAACGTCAATTTTATTATCTAATAAGTTGTAAACGTGTCTTTCTACACCTGACCCCACCAGTTGTACCACTGTAGATGGGTGTCGCTGACCCGAACGGTGGACTCGGGCGTTGGCTTGGGCGTAGGTCTCAAGGGAGGATGTCGGCCCCCACCACACCACCGTATTGGCGGCTGTAAGGGTCACACCGTGCGCGGCGGCTTGTGGTTGGATGACAAGTACCTTGGTGCCCTCGGGCTCGGTCTGGAAGCGATTAAAGATGTCGGTGCGCTTGTGCACAGGCACATCCCCGCTGATCACCTCGGTCGTGTAGCCATCGGCATTGAGCTTGTCGGTCAGGATGCTGATCACATGCTTGAACGGCACGAACACAAGCACCTTCTGACTGGACTCGTCGATCACCTCGGTCAGCACGTTGTAGCGGTTCTTGATGTCGAACTCCAAGGTCTCGCCTGAATCGGAGTACACCGCACCACAAGATATTTGCAGGAGCTTGGACATGTTCACGGCGGCGTTGACTGACGTGATTTCTTCCCCTGCGGCTTGCACCACCATGCGGCTCTTGAGCATGCCGTAGTAGCGTTCCTGTTGCTTGGTCAACTCGACTCGGCGCTTGGTGTAGGTCATCTCGGGCAAGTCAAGGCACTCGTCCTTGGTGTACCGGATGGCAGGTTGCAAGCACTCGAACACGGTCTGCGTTGCAGTCTCTTTGGCAAGCCAACGGAAGTTGTTGAGCTTGGTCATCACCATGTCGCGGAAAGTTGTGAAGAACTTGGGGACACCTTGTGGATTGACGAGCTTAGCAAGGCCATACGCATCGAGGGGGGACTGAGCGGCGGGGGTGCCTGTCATCATCCAAAGCCATGTCTCAGCCTTGACCAATGAGTTGAGCACCTTCCACCGCTTGGTCTGCACGTTCTTGTAGGCGTTCGCCTCGTCAATCACAATCAGGTCAAAGCCGCCCTTGGCAATGTCCTCGGCGACGATCTCCACGCCGTCATAGTTGATGATCACAAACTCGGCGATGCCGTTGATGATGGCCTTGCGCTTCTCCTTGGCACCGTACGCTATGTCAACTGATCGGTGCATAGCGAACTTGAACAGGTCTGCTCTCCACGCTGAATCCATGATGGACAGGGGGCAGATCACAAGCACCCTGCGGATTCGTTTCTGTTTGAGCAGGTAATCTGCCGCCCAAATGACTGACCCCGTTTTGCCCGTGCCCTGTTCGTTAAGGCAGAACGCACGGCGGTTCATTGTGAGGAATGCGGCTGTTGTCTTCTGATGGTCAAACGGCTTGTACTGGCCGGGCCAGTCGTAGCGTCCCATGATGGGTGATGGCACGTTTTTCACGCGCAGATTCTTGAGGACTTGCGCCTCATCCAACCCCCAATGCACCAACACTTGGTTGTTTGGGAGTTCCCTACTTTTAGGGATAACTGTCGTGACGCGATGCGGGTTACGCAACGTCAACAACAGGGCTTTGTTGTCAATGATTTCCAATTCGTTCTCCAGCGCAAACGGATAACAGAGCGAAGTGGGTGTCCCACTCGCTCTTGTCGCCGTCGAAGTTCTAATCTAACCGAACGCGCAGTGCGCGTCAAGCGGGTTTCTTCCCGCCTTTTTCTTTTGTGCTATGACCGTTACGGGCACGGTTCTTGGTAGGCGAAACGATGCGCAGCCCATCTTTGTTTGAGCCACCTTTGGATAACATCTTTACGTGGTCTATGTCCTTGCCTTCACGCTTGTCGGCCTTGCCGTTGCCGTTCGCATCGGGAGAACTGGCATCAACCTTT